CTACAGATGGGGTAAGAGATACTGATATTATTGATGTCAGACCTAGAGTTAAAGATTATACTGTTACAATTGGTGGAAGATCGCCATTAGAATTCTATGGTAGAGACTTTGATAGTGGTTCTGAGGGGCAACATAGTTCTAAGTATGTAATTGCATCTGATGAGTCAATTACTCTAGATTATAACTACTATCTTCCAAGAGCTGATAGAGTTTATGTTGGAACTGATGGTAATTTCTTCGTTAAGTTTGGAACTCCTGATGATACACCAAAACTTCCTGAAGAAGTATCAGGTGCATTACATATTGCAAATGTATACCTTCCTGCATATACTTATAACTTAGAAAATGTTAAAGTAGAGGGTATTCAACATAAGAGATATCAAATGAGAGATATCTTCAAACTTGAACAAAGAATCAAAAACCTGGAATATTATAGTTCCTTGAGTTTGATTGAAACAAATACTTTGAATCTTTTTGTTCCTGATTCAAATGGTCTTAATAGATTTAAGAGTGGTATTTACATTGATAACTTCTCTGAACTCAAAACTCAAGACACTTCTATTGGTGTAAGAAATAGTATTGATACTAAAAAGAGAGTTCTGAGACCATCTCACTACACAACTGCCATCAGTTTGGAAGTTGGTTCTGATGCAATTACAGGTATTGGAACAACAACTATTGCAAATCAAGATAATAGATTTGCAAATCTTGATGGTATCAACGTTATAAGAAAAGGTCAGACAGTATTCCTGAACTACACCAGTGTAAATTATGCAAGTCAACCTTTTGCTACAAGAAGTCAAAATGTATCTCCATTCCTTGTTCAATTCTGGAATGGTTCTATTGTTCTTGAGCCAGATGTTGATGTCTGGGTAGACACCAACAGAATGCAAGCAAGAACTATCGAAGTCGAAGGATCGTTTGAAGCAATTGCATCTGCACTTGGTGCGGAAATAACAACAGCAAATGATGGTACTAGAATTGGTGTTACTCCAGTTCAATGGGATTCTTGGGAAACTGTTGGTATTAATGTTCTTAATTTTACAAGAGAAGAAAGGGGGAGAAGAAATCTTACCCGACAAGAAGAACTAGAAGAAACTGGTAGAAATACTGCATTTGGATCAACTGCTGACGTTACAAATGTCAGTTCTGAAGTTGCCATTAGTCAACAAAGAACAGGGTCTCAGTCTACTGTTACTGAGATAATCACCAATGAATCTCTGGGTGATAGAATTGTAAGTAGAGACATCATTCACTTTATTAGAACTCGTAATATTGAGTTTACTGGTACACGTTTGAAACCATTTACTGAGGTTTATGCTTTCTTTGATGATGTTCCTGTCAGTAACTTCTGTCATAGTAAACTTCTTGAGATTACTATGGATAGTGGTACTTTTGAGGTTGGTGAGACTGTAGAAGGTGAAATGATTTTCTCCGATACTGCTCAACGTATTGATATGTCCACAATTCCTAGAATTAAATTTAGGGTTGCCACAGCAAATCATAAGTATGGACCTTATAATGATCCTACTGATGTATATGATTCAAATCCATATGATAGAACCAATACATTACCTTCTACTTATTCAGAAACATCTACAATCCTGAATGTCGATACATTCAGTCTTGCGTCTGAAAATCAACCCGAATTTGAAGGTTTCCTAAGAGAAGGTATGATCATTACTGGACAATCCAGTGGAGCATCTGCAATAGTTAAGGCTCGTAGACTAGTTACTGATAGACTTGGTACTATTATTGGTTCCTTCAGAGTTCCTGATGGAAATAACCTCAGTAATCCTATTTTTGAAACAGGTTCTTCGACCTTTAGACTCACTAATGATCCTTCAAATAGTAGTATACAAGGTCTTGCTTCTACAGCTGCTGATGAAGTATTCTATTCAGAAGGTAGCATTGAAAATACACAAGAAGTTACTCTTTCACTAAGAAATGCTAGAGTAGAAGTTGAGAATACCTTCTTCGAAACAAGAGAAGAGGTCAGTGAAGGTACTAACACCATATTTGATAATATTAGAGCCGTTCCACCACCACCACCGCCACCACCACCAAGTTTTGGTGGAGGAGGTGGAGGAAGACCTGCTCCACCTAGAACAACAGTTCCACCTCCAAGACGTGGTAATGACCTCGCCGTGGGTATGGCATGGGCGTCTCGTAATAATATTCCAGTTGCATCCAGTCCATTTAGACAACAAGTTGCAAGAGACTTTGGTATTACTGGTATTCGTTGGCAGGGAACTTATAGAGATCCTCTCGCCCAAACATTCAATGTTCAGGATGAAAGAGGAGTATTTCTTACCAAGGTTGATATATTCTTCAGTTCAAAAGACGAGAATATTCCTATCACATGTCAGATTAGAGAAGTTCAACTTGGTACACCTACTTCAGTAATTCTTCCATATTCTGAAGTGGATGTTGATCCAAAAAATGTAAATGTATCTACTGATGGTAGTGTTGCTACAACATTTGAATTTGAATCACCAGTATATCTTGAAGGTCAGAAAGAATATGCCATTGTTCTTCTTTCTAACTCCACAGAATATAATGTTTGGATTTCTAGACTTGGTGAAGTTGATGTTTCAACCATTGGTTCTGAAGAGGGACAAATTCTTGTTTCGAAACAACCAGTTCTTGGTTCACTGTTCAAATCACAGAATGCTTCTACTTGGACACCAAGTCAGTTTGAAGACCTTAAGTTTAATTTATACCGTGCTGATTTTGTTCCTGCAGGAACTATTAACTTCTATAACCCCAAACTTCCCACATCACTTTCAAGTATTCCAAAAGATGGAATTACAATTGAACCAAGAAACATTAGTGTTGGTATAGGAACTACCATTCAAGAACCAAATTTGGTTATCGGTAATAAAATTACCCAGTCAAATTCAACTGGATCTGGAACTCTGGTAGGTTATGCAGGATCTGCATTCTCTACCCTTACGATTACAAATTCAGGTATCGGATACACTCCTTCTTCTGGTTCATACACATTTGCTGGTGTTGCCCTCACAAGCATCACTGGTAAGGGTATAAATGCAAGGGCAGACATTTATGTTGAAAATGGTATTGCGATTGGTGCAACAATTACCACTAATCAAGGTGGTAAAGGATACACTATTGGTGATGTATTAACACCTATTCAGGTTGGTAATAATCAACTTGGAAGAAACATGAAACTTTCAATTAATCAATTGAAAGGTAATAATGAACTGGTTCTTGATGAAGTACAGGGTTCATTTGACACAACTAATGAGTTGTTATATGTTGACACAACTACTGGAACTGCTACAACCATCAATTCCAGTATTAATGGAACCGTAATTCCCGTTTCTCCAATCAGAGTTAATACTGATGGAAGACATTTCAATATATTCCAAAGAAATCATGGAATGTATAGTAGTATTAACATGGTTACTTTGAGTGACATTGAATCTAATGTTGATCCTACACCTCTAACTGTTGATTATACGAGAACTGGAATTGGTGCAATTACTGTATCCAGTACTACTGATTTTGGTAACTTTGAAGGTGTTGGTGTTGGTACAACCAATCCAGGATACGCTAAGATTGGTAAGGAAATCGTCAAGTATACTGGAGTTAGTGGTAATACATTAACTGGTATTACTAGAGGTGTTGATAATACAGTTGCAACAAAACATAATATTGATGATCTTGTTTACAAGTATGAACTTGATGGTGTTTCATTGAGAAGAATCAATAGAACACATAACCTCAATAATGTAACTTCTTCCAATCCCATTACTCTGGATACTTACAATGTAAAAATTGATGTGGAAGATACTGATTATGGAACAAATAGGGGAACTGGAACAGATTTCAGTGAATTGTATTTCAACACTAGAGTCACTGCTGGTGGTGAAGAAGCAAAAGGTAGTTACAACTTACCATTCAATATTATGATTCCAAAAATCACAACTATTGAACCAAAAGGTTCCAATATTGAATTCCAGGCAAAGACAACTGCCCAAAGAAGTATTTCTGGAACTGAAGTTGCCTTTGTTGATAAGGGATTTGAAAGTATTGCTAACTACCAGAAAAATTATTTTGATACTCCAAGGATGATTGCTTCTCAAATTAATGAGGACACTTATCTTTCTGCTCAACCTGGTAATAAGTCCTTTGAATTGACAGCAAACTTATATTCATTTGACTCAAGATTATCACCTGCAATTGATCTTGATAACTCGTCAATTGTTACTATCACCAATAGAGTTAATAATCCTATTAGTGATTACTCAACCGATTATAAAGTTAATACAGTTGTTGATGATCCAAACAGATTTGTATATGTTACTAAGAACATTATTCTTGAAAATCCTGCATCTGGACTTAAAGTTTATCTGGACGCTTACATTTCAACATACAATGATGTAAGAGTATTCTATGCATTGAATCAACCTGACAGTACAGCAAAAGAAGTAGTATTTGTTCCTTTCCCTGGGTACAGTAACTTTGATGAAACTGGAAAGGTTATTCTTAGTAAAACTGCAAGTGATGGATCTTCTGATCTCAACATTCCTAAATTGGATTCATATACTGATGATCCTTCTATTGATCAATTTAGAGAGTATACATTTACCAATGAAGATCTTCCTGCATTCTCATCTTTTAGAATCAAGATCGTCGGTACATCGACCAATCAGTCTGTTGTACCACAGTTTAGAAACCTCCGTGCAATTGCCTTAGCATAATATGTCTTTGATTCCTATTGAAGGTAAGGACGGGTATCATAGAGATACCCGTTCTAATGCCATAATTAACACAAATCAAAATGATTATAATACCTATTTGATGAATCGTAAAAAACTCAATTCTGATAAAGAAAGAATCGATTCTATTGAGAATGAACTTGATGAAATCAAGGGTGATTTAGGTGATATTAAAATGATGCTCCAACATTTTATGGATAAACATAAATAGAAAAAAGAAGTTCTATAAATGGCTAAACCATCCTCTAGACAAGAACTAATTGATTACTGTAAAAGACAGTTAGGTTATCCTGTCTTAGAGATCAATGTTGCCGACGAACAAATTGAAGATTTGGTCGATGATACAATTCAATTGTTCAATGAGAGGCACTTTGATGGTGTTGAAAAAGTTTTTCTCAAATATCAAATAACTCAAGACGATATTGATAGAGGTAAGGCAAGACCACCTGGTGCTTCTGGTCAATCACAAGTTGGTATTGCTTCTACTAGTGCAACTACAAGTATTGTAGGAAGTGCAACTACATTCACTTATTATGAAAATAGTAATTACTTACAAGTTCCACCAGATGTTATCGGGATTGAAAAGGTTTTTCAGTTTAATGATACTGCTGGAGGTGGAATGTGGGACGTAAAATATCAGTTTTTCCTAAATGATATTTTTGGTTTATGGGGAGGAATTACAGCAGCATCTGGATACGATATGTTGTCATACTCGATGACAATGAGTTATTTAGAGACGATGAATTTTCTCATGAATACTCATAAACATATCAGATTTAATCAAAGACAGGACAGATTATATCTTGATATTGACTACTCTACTATCAGTACAGGTGATTTTTTGATTATTGAGTGTTATAGAGCCATGAATGGTACAGATTATACCAGAATTTGGAATGATTCTTTCATCAAACCCTACCTCACATCTTTAATTAAGAGACAATGGGGTCAAAATATGATGAAATTCCAGGGAGTTAAGTTACCTGGTGGTATTGAACTGAATGGAAGACAAATGTATGAAGATGCAGAAAAAGAATTAGAAGTTATTAGAGAAAAAATGTCTTCTACTTATGAACTTCCTCCTATGGATATGATTGGCTGATATGTTAAATCCATTTTTTCTCCAAGGATCACAATCAGAACAAAATTTAGTTCAAGATCTTATCAACGAACAGTTGAGGATGTATGGTGTTGAGGTATATTATATGCCTCGAAAGTATGTGACTACAAATACTGTCATCAGAGAGGTTATTGAATCAGAATTTAGTAGTTCTTTTCCAATTGAAGCATATGTTGATAGTTATGAGGGATATGGTGGACAAGGAACACTTTTAAGTAAGTTTGGTATCCAAAATTATGATGATTTAAAGATTATCATTTCAAAAGATAGATATGAAAGTTATATTGCACCATTATCAAAATCTATTCCTAATAGTGTATTAACATCAAGACCAAAAGAGGGAGATTTGATCTATTTTCCTCTTGGTGACAGGATATTTGAGATCAAATATGTTGAACATGAACAACCTTTTTATCAATTACAAAAAAATTATGTTTATACATTGACTTGTAGTCTCTTCCGTATTGAAGATGAGGTTATTGATACTAGTGTCGATGAAATCGATGACAATACTCAAGATCAAGGATATATCCAGACACTTCAATTGATTGGTGCTGGTGTAACAGCAACAGTTACTGCGGGTATTTGTACTACTGGTGGTATTACTGATGTGATTATCAAGAATATGGGTAACAACTATAATCACGAACCGATTGTAGGTTTCTCATCAGCACCATCTGGTGGAACTATTGTTGCAGGTATTTCTTCTATCACCAATGACTATATCAATTGTACAGGTGTTGCTGGTGGAAAAGTTCAGGCAGTTTACATGTCCAACTCTGGATGTGGTTACACCGTTGCACCTTGGGTATCATTCACTAATGTAGTCAATAAATCTGGATCTGGAGCTGCTGCAACAACAGGAATTGGTACTGGAACAATTCAAAGTATTTCTATTGCAAGTAGTGGTTCTGGATATACATCCAATCCATCTATTGTCTTCCCAGAACCAATTGGAGGTGGTACATCTGCCACTGGTATTGGTTATATCAATTCTGCTGGTAATCTCTCTTCTGCTTACCTGATACATGCTGGTACTGGTTATACTACAGGTGATCTTCCTATAAGTGTCACTATTGAAACTCCCGCAGGTATTGGTTCAACAGTTGGTGTAGGAACATATATCTTCAATGAAATTGTAATTGGTTCAACTTCTGGAACAACCGCAAGAGTTAATAGTTGGATCAGTTCTACAAATGAACTTGAAATTAAAATTGTTGATGGTGAGTTTACATCTGGTGAAACTGTCTATGGAACTGAATCTGGTGCACTATATGCAATGAGATTACAAGAAAAAAATGACCTAGTAACACCATTTGCGGATAATGACAATATTGAAACAGAAGGTGATAATATCATTGATTTCACCGAAAAAAATCCTTTTGGAATGCCTTAATCTAAATAGTTAGTAATATAGAGTAAAATAATGTTTGATTATTTCTACAATGAAGTATTCAGATCCGTAATTATTGGATTTGGTACTCTTTTCAATGGAATAGAAGTTCATCATAAAGATGGTAATGATGACACTTCTAGTGTCATCCAAGTTCCTCTTGCATATGGTCCAACTCAAAAGTTTCTTGCAAGAATGGAACAAGAGGCCAATTTGAATCGTCCTGTTCAGATTACTCTTCCAAGAATGTCTTTTGAATTCACTGATCTTTCATATGATCCAAGTAGAAAAGTAACTCAAACACAAACTATTGTTACTGAAACTCCTGATGGAACTGTAAAAAAGACATATGTTCCAGTTCCATATAATATGACAATTCAACTTTCAATTATGACAAAGTTGAATGATGATATGTTACAAATTGTAGAACAGATTTTACCATATTTCCAACCTTCTTATTCACTTCCTATCAAGTTTCTTGGTAACTTGAATGAAGTCAAGTATGTTCCTGTTAATCTTGATAACATCCAAATGGAAGATGATTATGAAGGTAACTTTGATACCAGAAGAGCTCTTGTTTATACCTTAACATTTACTGCTAAGACATTCGTATACGGTCCTGTTAAGGATGTCACTTCTGATATTATCAATAAAGTTTCTATTGGTTACATTGCTGGTTCCAAAGGTTCTTCTTCTGCAGAAAGGGATCTCACATATCAAGTCACTCCAAGAGCAACCAAGAATTACGATGGTGATGTTACAACATTGTTGTCAGAAAACGTTGATAAAACAGAGACTGTTATTGAAGTTGAAGACGCATCATCGATCCCAGAAGATTCTTACATCTCAATTGGTAATGAATCAATCTATGTCAAGTCTAAGAGTGGCAATAAACTGATTGTTGATAGAGCAAGAGATAAGACATCTGCTCAAGAACATCTGTTAGGTGATCCAGTTGGTAGGATTACTGTTACAGATAATTCTCTGATTGAAATTGGAGATAACTTTGGGTTTGATGGTAGTGTATTCTGAGGACTAAATCATGTCTAAAAAATATGATGAGTTGGATCAGGCCTTTGATGTTTCTTCTACAGAAATAGAAGTCACTTCAGTAGAACCTGTGGAAAAGAAGATTGAGAAAGTATCATCACAGATGGATGATATTAAAAAAGACTATGAGTACACCAGAGGTAACTTATATTCTATTATTGAAAAAGGTCAAGAAGCAATCAATGGTATTTTGGAACTTGCTCAAGAAAGTGAAATGCCAAGAGCATATGAGGTTGCTGGACAACTGATCAAGAATGTTGCCGATGCAACAGATAAACTTCTCACTCTTCAGCAGAAATTGAAAGATGTTAATGAAGATAAAGTAGAAAAAGGACCAACTACAGTCAACAATGCATTGTTTGTAGGTTCAACAGCAGAATTACAAAAGTTGTTGAAACAGAACTCCAAAGATAAATAACTAAAAAGATAAGAAATGGCTGCCACTCCTGCGATTAATATTATTATTCCACAAGGTGCAGATTTTGGTGAGGTATTTACTTCTACAGAATCTGATGGATCTCTTTCAAATCTTGTTGGATATAGTGGTGTATCAAAATTGAAAAAATATGCAGGGTCTCCAACTGCATATAACTTCATTGTTGGTATTAATACCATTACATCAGAAGTTTCTATTGCTATGACCGCTATTACAACTACAGACATTTCACCAGGTAGATATTATTATGATGTGGTTTTAACATCATCATCTGGTGGTGTATCAAGAATGGTTGAAGGATCTGCCATAGTTACCGCTGGTATTTCTACTTAAAACAATGCCTATTGTAAGGAAATCTAGTTCATCCAAGAAAGTAATTACACTTTCTGTAAACCCAGTAAATATAATCAAATCAAAACCTGCAACTGAGGTAGTATTAGACGTGACTGATTTAGGACCTCTTGCTGCTATTGCGGCCACTGACATAACAACTCTAACAAATGGTGATTTGTTAGCATTTGATTCAACTATAGGTCAGTTTATTACCACATCAGTTATTGGTGCTGCAACTACCAATATTGGTGGTTATGCAGTAACAACTGGATCTCCCGCAGACAACTCTGTTCTCACCTTCCATGCTGATGATCAGAAATGGGTTTACGATAGCCCATATGATATTGTCGACCTTTCTGATGGTGTTCAGGATGACCAACAGGACTATGGATCTTTCTAAATATATTAGAGGATAAATATCGAAGGAATAGGTAATGGCATCACCAACCTTAAAGTTTAAAAGAGGTTCATATTCTCAATTGCCTACCTTGGCGATTGGTGAACCTGGTTTTACAACTGATAGAAACCAACTCTTTATTGGTTCACCTTCAGGAAATCAACTGATTGGTGGAGGAGAATTCTGGAACTTGAATTCCACTACAACTGGTGGTGGTATTAAACTCTACGAAGGAACTAACAACGGTACTAACTACGTTGAACTTCAAGCTCCTGATTCACTTGCAGCTAATCTAGAATTAACACTTCCAAGTGTAGATGCCTCTACTTCTGGTCAAGTCCTTCAATCAAATGCTTCTGGTGTCCTATCATTTGGTGATGTAGCATTAACTGCTATTGATATTGATGGTGGTACAGATATTGGTGCAGATATCACTGATACTGATCTCTTTATTGTTGATGATGGTGCTGGTGGAACTAACAGAAAAACTGCAGCATCTAGAATTAAGAGTTATGTTCTTGGTGGTGGTGGTAGTGGAGGTGTATTTGACACCGTTACTGTAGCTACGAATCAAAGAATTGATTCTTCTGGTATCAATGTAGTTGGTGTTATCACTGCATCTGATGGTTTTGTAGGAGATGTCACAGGTAATGCTGATACTTCTGATCAGGTAAAGACAGAATCAACTGCCACAGATGCCACTCACTTCCTCACTTTTGTTGATAGTAATAATGGCACTGCGGCAAATGAAACCATTTACACTGATGGGGGCATTACATACAATCCCAGTTCTAACTCACTGAATGCTGGTGCAGTAAATGCAGTAATATTAAGTATTAATGGTAGTGATATTACAGCAACTGCTGCCGAAATCAATAGACTTGATGGTCTTACTCTTGGTGAAGTCACTGCTGGTAAAGTTCTTACAGTTGATTCAAACAAAAATATTCAGACTTTAGGTGTTGTAACCGCAACAACATTCTCTGGTGACTTAACTGGTAATGTAACTGGTAATGCTGATACAGCAACAACCGCAACTAATTCTACAATTACTGCTAACAATACTACAGATGAAACAGTATATCCAGTATTTGTAGATGGTGCTACTGGTTCTCAGGGACTAGAGTCTGATACTGGTTTAAATTACAACCCATCAACTGGTAATCTTACTTCAGTTACATTTACAGGTAATGTCACAGGTGATTTAACTGGTACAATCCAAACCGCATCACAGACAAATATCACTTCTGTTGGTACTCTTGGTTCTCTGGATGTTACCAACAATATTACTGTTGGTGGTACTGTTGATGGTAGAGATGTTCTTGATGATGGACAAGCTGGTGACAACCTTGTAACACTGACTGGTGTTGCTAGAGATGCAACTGACCTTGGAACCTTTACTGGATCCACCATTGCTGATAATGAAACTATTAAGGGTGCTCTTCAAGATCTGGAAACAGAACTTGAAACTATTGCAGGTGGTGGTGCTCAAGCAACATCAATTGCTGTTGGTGCTACTGATACCAATGCAACTCACTATCTGACATTTGTTGCTGATAACAATACTAGCCCAACTCAGGAAACTGTAAAAACAGACGCTGGTGTTTCTTATAATCCTTCAACCAACATAATGACTGTTGGTGAAGTTTCTGTTACCACTCTTGACATTGGTGGTACTAATGTTACTGCTACTGCTACTGAACTGAATGTCCTTGATGGTGTTACTGCCTTCTTGGATGAAGATAACCTGGCATCTGACAGTGCCACTGCTATTCCTTCTCAACAGTCAGTTAAGGCCTATGTTGATACCAGTGTTTCTGGTGTTGCTGTTACTTTTGCTGTTGCTGGTGATTCTGGTTCTGGCATTGTTACAACTGGAACTACCCTTACTGTTCAAGGAACTTCAAACGAAGTCGATACTTCAGTTTCAAATAATGTAGTCACGATTGGTCTTCCAAACACAGTCAACATCACAACTGAACTGAATGTTCCTACAGTTGATGTTGGTGCTCTGAGAGCATCTGATGGAACAGCAGCAATTACAATCACTGACAGTACTGGTAAAGTAACAACTTCTACAGACCATGAAGTCCAGGGAACCTTTACTGCTGCTAGTGGTACTGTTCTTCAAGGTGATACTGATATTGGAGACCAGACTTCTGATACAATAACTTTCCTGGCAAGAGCTGATAGTGATTTTGTTCCTGCAACTGATAGTACACATAATCTTGGTACTAATTCACTGAGATGGTTGAGAGCCAATGTTGATGAGGTAGTAGGTACTAGTATTAATGTTTCTGGTATTTCAACGGCAACAACATATAAAGGTACTTCAATTGATCTGACTGCTGGTGGTACTTTTGGTGGCAATCTTGTTGTTTCAGGTAACCTGTCGGTTGGTGGTTCTATTACCAGTGTTGATGTTGAAGATCTGAGAGTCATTTCACCAGTTGTTGAACTGGGTCTTGAGGATAATGGTTCTGGTGAACTTCAACCACCTGCTAATCAGACACAGTACAACAGTGGTGTGGTCATGTACTACAACCACGTTGGTGTTTCATCAGCAAATGCTAAAGCAGCTGCAATGTTTGCTGCTGTAAGACTTAATGGTAATATGAGAATCGGTTTTGCAACCGATGTTACAATTGTTAGAAGTGGTGCTGGTGATTCTGTTTCTACTGTAAATAACTGGGCAGATATTGAAGCCAAGGGTCTTTGGATTAATGATTGTGCTGGTCAATCAGTTGTCATCAACTGTAGTGGTTCAGAAAGATTCCTGAACAACATCATTGTTGATGGTGGAACTTTCGTCTGATAAGTAACTGACAAACAAATAAATAGAGGGATCTAAGAGTCCCTCTTTTTTATGGAACAAGCTGAACTGAATTTTTATATAAACCTTTTACAAACAAGGATAAAAGAATTATTTGAGAAAAGTTTAATCTTTGAGTCAAGAATTCAATTTCAAAATGAAATTATTACAAAACAACAAGAAAAGATTGAAGAATTGAATCGTTCGGTTGAGGATTATCAAGTACAAATTTCAAATCTTGATACTCAAAGAATTGTTAAAAATGAATCTTCCATTACTCGCAAAAGAAAATCAACATCTTCAACAGATGGTGGAGACTTCTGATAAATAAAGTATCTGTTATATAACAGATTACTTCCAGGTATATACCAAAACATAATGACCAATCCGAAGATTAAGTTTAAGCGATCATCTGTCGCTGGAAAGACTCCTACTCTTTTAAACCTAGATTTAGGTGAATTAGCCCTAAACACTTATGATGGTAAAGTCTTTCTAAAACAAGATACTGGTGGTGTTGGTATTGCAACTACTGTAATTGTAGTTAATGCCTGGACAGAAAATTATAATGCTACAGTCATTTCTTATGACGGTTCTGCAGATGTTGACTCTCTTAAGTCAGGAAATATATTTGCAACAGGAATTACAACATCCTTTGGTGGATTTATTCTTAGAAATCCGTTAGATACATCTTTTGATAGTTCATCTCTAACTTTTGATGACAGTATACCACCTCCAACTTTTGACAGTTCTCCAATCAGTGCTGGTATCTATGCTGATGGTAGTGCGTCATTTAGTGGTATTGTAACTGCTACTCAAGGTTTTGTAGGTAATCTTACTGGTAATGTAACTGGAAATATTACTGGTATCGCTTCAACAGCAGTCAATTTAGAAACCGCAAGAGACTTTAGTGTATCTGGAGATGTTGCAACATCTTCTGCGGTATCATTTGATGGTAGTGGTAATGTTGATTTATCTGTCACTTTATCTAATACTTTCAACGCAAATACTAGTGGTATCATAACTGCATCTAGTTTTTCTGGAAGTTTAGAAGGTAATGCAGATACAGCAACTTATGCAACAACTGCAGGAATTGCAACAAATGCCCAAGGACTTACTGGAAGTCCATCAATTACTGTCAGTAATATAACTGCATCTCAGTTAGATGTAAGTGGTATTACAACTGCGTCATCATTCTCTGGTGATGGTTCTACACTTTCAGGTATTGTCACTCAAATTGCTGCTGGTGACA